ATTACGGCGCAGGCCCCTCGGCTGGTTGAGAATGTTGGTCTTGCTCTTGAGAGGCCGCAGCCGGAGGGCGCAGCTCGTTTGCGTGCTGAGGCGTGATGCCTGGCCGGAGTGTTGATCCAGGTCGGTTTTCGATGGTTCCGGGAGGTCAGATCCCGCGGAGTGCGTTTGAGTATCGGTTTAATCATAAGACAACGTTTGCGGGTAACTATCTGATTCCGGTGTATGTGGATGAGGTTCTGCCGGGTGATTCGTTGTCGCTTCGGATGAATTTGTTTTGTAGGTTGGCTACGGCCATTGTACCTCCTATGGATAACGCTTATGCAGAGTCGTTCTTTTTCTTCGTGCCTAATCGGTTGACGTGGGATAATTGGGAAGCGTTCATGGGAGAGCAGGCGACGCCTACGGATACGACGGCGTATCTGGTTCCGCAGGTGACGGTTGGTACTGCTGCTGGGGATGCTACGGCAGGGTCGTTGTTGAATTATTTTGGGATCATTCAGCCGGCGAATCCAGAGACTTATACGGTGTCGGCGCTGCCGTTTCGTGCTTACAATCTGATCTATAATGATTGGTTCCGTGATGAGGACCTTTCTACGTCGCTGACGGTGAATACGGGTAATGGCCCTGATGTGGTGTCTACTACGTATGCGGCGCCAGCGCGTCGTAATAAGCGCCCGGATTATTTCACTACTTGTCGTCCGTTCACGGGTAAGGGCAATCAGTCGTCGATTGCAGATTATCTTTCGGCGCCGTCACAGGCGAATTGGTCGCCTGGTGGTACGGGTGAGCCGTGGTCGTGGGCCGCGAACGCGGCCGGTTATAATGCTGGGTATGGTGCGCCGGTGTCGGGGATTGGTGTTACGTCTAATACAACGTCTGCTGGTACGTCGGTGTATGAGACCGGTGGTAGGATCGTTGCGTATCCTCGTACGTATACGGATGCGGCGCACGATGTTAGGTTGCGGGCTACTGCATCTCCGATGACGGAGTATCCAGACGTTCGTGTGCTGATTCAGGATATCCGTACGGCTAACATGTTGCAGCTTTTCGCGGAGAAGAACGCTCGTGGCGGCTCGCGTTATACGGAGCTCGTTAGGAACCACTTCGGTGTATTATCTCCGGACGCTCGTTTGCAGCGTCCCGAGTATCTCGGTGGTGGGCGTGTGCCGGTGCATATCAACCCGGTCGCCCAGCAATCTGCTACATCTGGGACCGAGTTACTCGGCGAGCTCGGCGGGATCGGGACGATTTCCGCGAGCGGTCATGGTTTCTCTCAGAGTTTCACCGAGCACGGTCATATCATCGGCTTGGTGAACGTTTTCGCGGATGTGTCGTATCAGGCTGGTGTTAATCGTATGTGGTTCCGTCGTACGGTGTTCGATCATTACTTCCCGGCGTGGGCTCATCTTACGGAGCAGCCCGTGTTGAGTCGGGAGATTTATGTGGATGGTACGGCGTCGGATGAGAATGTCTTTGGGTATCAAGAGCGTTGGTCTGAGTATAAGTGGAAGCCGCACCTGATTACGGGTGTGTTCCAGTCTAATTCGGCGGCTCCGTTGGATGTGTGGCACTTCGCGCAGGATTTTGCGTCGAGGCCTACGTTGAATCAGACGTTTGTTGAAATGGATGCTCCGTTCGGTCGTGTGTTGCAGGTGTCTGCTTACGCGTCCCAGCAGTTTTTGTGTGATATGTCTTTTTCGTGTCGCTGGGTGCGTTGTATGCCTATGTTCTCTATCCCCGCTTTGAGCGGTAAGGGGATGTAATGGGCTTGTTCGGGTTAGGGCGGTCTAGCCCGCCCGGTGTGCCCCCTATGGGGGCGATGCAAGTGTTTGGAGCGGGAGCTCCGACATCTGCGGTTTCGTTGGGTCGTAGGATCCAGGCGGTGCCTGGTGAGGACCCCAACGAGGGGGAGCCGTGGTGGAAGCCGTTGCTGCCTGTGTTGATCGCCGGCGGTCTGTCTCTTGGCCAGCAGATTTGGCAGAATAAGCGAGAGGACTCCGCGCACCAGCGCGAGATGAAGGACCTCGAGGCGGCCGGGTTGAACCCGGCGCTTGCAGCTGCTGGTCAGGGAGCTCAAACTGGTAAGGTTGATGTTGTTGGTTCTGCGTTGCAGTTGCAGCGCGCTAAAGCTGAGATTGATTTGATTAAGGCTCAAACGATGCAGCAGAGCGCGTCTGCTTTTGAGACTACGGAGCGTGGAAAGGAGATTGCGACGTTCGCTCCTGGTCGTGGTGATGAGACGCAGGCTCGTATAGCGCTTATGCGTGGTAATTTGGATGAGATTCGTGAGCGGATTCCGCAGATTAAAGAGCTTGCTCTGGCGGAGATCCGTGGTAAGGTTACGTCGGCTCAGTTAACGGAGATAGAGACGTTGTTGCGTGGTACGCAGTTGGAGAATGCTCGTAATTTGGAAGCGCTCGCGGAGCGTATGGGCATTATGGGCCCGGCGCTTCAGTTGTTGATTCAAATGTCTAATGCTTTGCGGAGGTGATGATGAGGATACTTCCTGAAGGTGCTTTTGATAGTGTCGACCGTGAGCGTAAAGCTCATAGTGTCGCTAATAGTGTGGACTGTGGTGGTCCGTCTCCGACACAGCAGCATCTTAAGGATGAGGCTGATATCAATGTGATTATGCGTCGGTTTGGTGTGACTGGTAGTATGCCGGGCACGTTGCCCGGCGCTGTGTATGGTGATTTTTCAGGCATCTCCGGTTGGGAGGATGCCGTGGAGCTCGTGGAGCGAGCTCGTGGTGGTTTTGAGTCGCTTCCCGCTGCTGTGCGGGAGCGGTTTCGTAACGAACCTGGTGAGATGGTTCGTTTTGCTGCGCGTGCTACTCCAGAGGAGTTTGCGCAGGTGTTTGTGCAGGCGGATTCGCCTGTTGTTTCTAATGTACCGCCTGTAGGGAGTAGCTTGCCTACGACCGGAGAGGCGGTGAAGTAGTTTATGTATTGGGCTTGCCGCTTCGTTACCTTTAACGTTTTAGGTGTTGACATTCGTTCGCGCGTGCGTTATCTTTGCGTGCGTGGTAGAGAGTCTAACCTTTTCGGTGAGGTAGTTATGTCTTCGGAAGCGGAAGCGTTTGGTCAGTTGGATTTGAAGTTGAATGCGGCTGTTGCCGCTGTGGAGGACGCGAAAGCGGCGCTCCGTAAGGCCCAGGCTGCGGAACGCCAGCTACGGGCCTCTCGAGGCCGGGAAGCGGCCTCGGTTGATCCTCGTCAGCGCGCGTTCGAGGATGAGCTTGCCCACGGGCCAGCTCTGGGGGGCCGCCCCGGTAAGGGGGGGTCCTGAGCTCAGGACCCTTGTGTGCACACATCATGTCTTGGTATATGTGTGCTAGGTGACACCCACTTTCAGGGAGGATAGGGCAATGGCCCGGCGACCGGTGAATAAGGCACGTTCTGCTAGTAAGTTTCGTAAGTCTGTTTCGAGAACGAACTCTGTTAATCTTCGTCGTCCGTCGCGTGGTGGTTTTAAGCTGTGAGTTGTTTTCGGCCGTTGCCCGCACAGTATCGGGATGATGGTACTGTGCGGGTGCGGCCGTGGTCTAGTGCGCGTCCTGCGGCGCACGATGAGTTTGAAGTGCCGTGTGGTGTCTGTATTGGTTGTAAGGTGGATCGCGCTAGATCTTGGTCGATTCGGATTGGTCATGAGGCGCAATCATGGGATCAGAATGTGTTTTGTACGTTTGACTATCGTCCTGAGAGTTTGCGCTCATGGTCTCTGCAGTACGAGGATTTCCAGTTGTTTTTGAAACGGCTCCGGCGTAGGTTGCCGGGGCCGATTCGTTATTTTGTTGCCGGTGAGTATGGCGAGGAGCGTAGGCGTCCGCATTGGCACGCTATCCTGTTCAATTGTTGGTTTCCCGATTCTGAGCAGTACCGTAACGGTACGTATCGTTCTCTGTTGGCTGAGGAGATTTGGGCTCATGGGAATGTGGTTATCGGGAAGGTTACGCCATCATCGGCGGCATATGTGGCGGGCTATACCTATGGGAAACGGTACGGCCCAGATGCGAACGATTATTATGAGGATTTGGTCAATCCGGTTACCGGCGAGGTTGGGAGTCGTAGAGCAGAGTTTGCTCACATGTCGCTCAAGCCGGGACTTGGAGCGCGGTGGTATGAGAGGTTCGCTGGAGATTTGTTCGTTGGGGATTTCGCTGTGCAAGAGGGACGGAAGTATAAAGTCCCTAGGTATTACGTGGAGAAGCTCAAGAGCTCTGACTTTAACCGTTGGGAGGCACTTGCTGATGCACGATATCTGAAGGCTTTGGAGAAGCCGGAGGAGTCTACGCCTGAAAGGCGTGCTGATCGTGAGAAGGTAGCGCAGGCGAAGCATGACTTCTATTCCTCGAGGAGGCTCTGATGCAACTGTATGCGATTTTCGATCGGAAGTTGAAGGAGTTTGGTCAGACGTTGGTTGCTGAGCGGAATAGTTCCGCTTTTCTTCGTAACGTGGTTGACGGTGTGAAGCGAGCAGAAGGCTCGCTTATGCATTCGCACCCGGAGGATTTCGACGTGTACTGCCTGGGTGCTGTGGATCGTGAGAGCGGTGTTATTACGGTCGTGCCTCCGCGGTTGGTTGAGAACCTGGCGACGGCGCTCGAGCGGCCGTATGAGGAGAAGCTCCATGCCTAATAAGATGGTTGATCCAGGTCGGTTTTCTATGGTTCCGGGTGGTGCTATTCCCCGGAGCGCGTTTGAGTATCGGTTCAATCATAAGACGACGTTCGCGGGTAACTATCTGATCCCGGTGTATGTGGATGAGGTTTTGCCTGGTGATTCGTTGTCGTTGCGTATGAATTTGTTTTGTCGGTTGGCTACTGCGATAGTGCCGCCTATGGATAATGCGTATGCGGAGTCGTTTTTTTTCTTTGTGCCCAATCGCCTGACGTGGGAGAATTGGGAGGCGTTTATGGGTGAGCAGTCGACGCCTACGGATACGACTGCGTATCTGGTTCCGCAGGTGACGGTTGGTACTGCCGCAGGTGATGCTACGGCAGGGTCGTTGTTGAATTATTTTGGTATCATCCAGCCGGCTAATCCGGAGACTTATACGGTGTCGGCGCTGCCGTTTCGTGCTTACAATCTGATATACAATGATTGGTTCCGTGATGAGGACCTTTCTACGTCGCTGACGGTGAATACGGGGAATGGTCCTGACGTGGTGTCCACTACTTACGCGGCTCCAGCTCGTCGTAATAAGCGGCCGGATTATTTTACTACGTGTCGGCCGTGGTCTGGAAAGGGCAATCAGTCGTCGATTGCGGATTATCTGTCGGCTCCTTCACAGGCAAATTGGTCGCCTGGTGGTACTGGTGAGCCGTGGAGTTGGGCCGCTAATGCGGCCGGTTACAATGCTGGTTATGGTGCTCCGGTGTCTGGTATTGGTGTTACGTCTAATACAACGTCTGCCGGTACTTCGGTTTATGAGACTGGTGGTAGGATCGTAGCGTATCCGCGGACGTATACGGATGCAGCGCACGATGTTAGGTTGCGTGCTACTGCATCTCCGATGACTGAGTATCCGGACGTGCGTGTGCTGATTCAGGACATTCGGACGGCTAACATGTTGCAGCTCTTCGCGGAGAAGAACGCCCGTGGCGGTTCGCGTTATACGGAGCTCGTTAGGAACCACTTCGGTGTATTATCTCCGGACGCTAGGTTGCAGCGTCCCGAGTATCTCGGTGGTGGGCGTGTGCCGGTGCATATCAACCCGGTCGCCCAGCAGTCTGCTACATCGGGGACCGAGCTACTCGGCGAGCTCG